CCGCCGTAAAGGTGTTGTTGGTGGCGAACTCAACAACAAGGCTCGTTGACGTGTTAATGCCGCCGTGATGCGCGAACGCTTCTAGAACCTGGCCCGCGGTCACGGGAACAGCTTTGCTTGCCTCTGGAAACATAGAAAAGGTTTCCTGGGCCGACGATGCGACCAAAACTGCTCGACCCTCAAACCCCAACTGCTTTTCATCTACCTTGAGAGGCCCTGAAAGCTGGGAACCCGACCAGAAGGAAACTCCTTCAGCAAAGCCGGCGTTCGTAATCTCGTTTCCAGCCATTACCCTCTCCTACGAGGTCTGGGCGACATCTGGTTGCCTTTATCCAAGACACCGCGCCGTCCTGCAGATTTAATACCTTGATCGATCAACGGTTCGAGTCGAACCTGTGCTCCGCCCGTTTCATCTCTCTCAACCGTAGCCCTGGCAGGAACCCCAGTCGCGTTGACCACAGACAAGTTAATGTCTGGAGCCTTGCCGTTTCCACCCGCGGCCGCAGACTCGACCCTGTTGGGCAGAACCCGCGCGGTCGAGCCGACCATAATCCTTTCTCGGCCGTTCTCTTCGAAGTTATAGACCATGCCAGGCTTCATCAAGCCGCCGCCCGCACGCCCACCTCCGAACTTGAACAGGCCGCCAATGCCCTTGAGCATCCCGCCTAGGTCAAAGCCACCTCCCGATCCTCGTTGAGCGGTGGCCTGTTCAAACATCTGCCCCAGTTTTTGAGCCAGAAAATCGTATACTTTGTTCAAAGCATCAGAAAATCCGCGTGAGGCGGCATCTTCGACAGCGTTTTGGAAGGCATCTTTCCAGTCTCCGCCTTTAAAGGCTTCCAGCAAAGCGTCGTGGACCGGCGTAAAAGCAATGTCTTTGAGGTCGCCTGCCAACTTGGCGCGATCCAGATCTTTTTGATCACGATCGGCCCGTTCTGCGGCGCTTTTGGCGTCTAAGCCGCCTCGTCCCTGTAGATCGGCAATTCGTTGCATGCGGTCGAGAATCTTGTCAAGTTCTCTAACACGCGCAGAATCACCAGCCAGCCGAGCCATTTCACGAGAATGCAGAAGCTCCTGTTCCCGAAGATAGGCAAGCTGCTCCTCGCGAATAGCTCGCCGCCGATCGTCCTCCTCCTTCTGCTTCTCAGCAGACTTACGTAGGTCTTCGGCCTTCTTAGCTTCTTCAGCAACGGCCCGTGCCGCGCGCAGTTCCTCAATATAGCGCTTTGCCGCGGCTTCGGCGTCGGTGCGCGAATATTGCTGGTCCATTAGCTGATTGACAATGCGGCGCCGATCAATCTCGTCCTGCGTAAACTGTGCAAGAGTATCAGCTCCTGCCGCACGTTGAAGATTGAGCTGCTGCTCAAGTTCAAACAGCTCTCTGCGGGCCTCCAGTTCCTCTCGGGTTTCCTCCTTAGAAGAGCGTCCACGAGAGCCACCCGTTTTCCCCTTTGGTTCACTCTCTTGAGAGGGGGATGTTAGATTTGAGGTGGAGAGGTCCGGCCTCTCTAGAGTTGGTGCATTGACGTTTTCAAGAATGACGTTGCGCTCGGCGATTGCCCGCTGAATCGCAACGTTGCCCTCATTGTAGGTGCGAACACCAAGCACATAGCGTTGTGCCTGTTCCCGCAGCTTAGGATCAGCGTTCGGGTCCTCAGAAAGTCTGCGAATGTATTCGTTATTCTGAGAACGCGTAGAGCTTCCTTGCGCGGCGTAAGAATCGTTCCGGCGACCTGCTCGGTTCAAGAGACGGCGACGTTCGTTTTCCAGCGACTCACGGTTGTTAGTCGTAAAGGGGTTGGAGCCAGTCTGGGCTTTTCGCATATCTGCGATTTGCTCGTCCAGCTTTTCCATGCGCTGCTGGCGTTGGGTCGCGGTCAGATACTTGACCATCTCAGCAGCGTCGGCCGCAGACTTTGCGATAGCGTTGTAGGCGCCTGCAGCAACGTTGGCCTGATTGGCCGCTTCAGTAGAAGCGCGGGCCCCGTCCTTTTGCGAGGCTGCCAAGTCATTGGTGGCCTGACGAGTCATGCCGGCCTGTTGTTCAGTCTCGTCCAGCGTGGCTCTGAGGTTATCCCCAGCAGCTTCAGCTTTTGCAGCTTCCGTCGCGAAGTAGGCAAGCGTCCCAGCCACGGCCATAATCGACAGGCCAATGGGTCCGCCGAAGAAGGCCATGGACATCGACAGGCCCTTCATGGCGACCGAACCAATGTTCGCCAACAAAGTGCTGCGAGCAATCGCAGATGACAACCCGGCTTGTGCAGCAGATACACGAACAATCGCGCCAGATAGAACGTTGTGCTGAGCCGCCAGTCGGTCTTCGGCAACGGACAGCTCGTTCGTGACCCTGTTCAACTGCATGCGAGTCGCAACAAGAGCCTTGGTAGCTTGGTTGCGCGCAATCTCCGCCTGGCCTTGGTCGGCCCGCGAGACAAACTGACCTCCAGCGGTTCGGCCCGAAGCAATCTGAGCAACAGCGGCGCGTTGTTGTTCGGCCAATGCGATGTTCTGCTGGTAGGCCAAGGCTTCTTGGCGCAGCTGGTTGATGCGCTGCTGTGTGTTAACTACGGCCTCACGGGCCGCATCTCTATCAGCGCGGGCCTTGAGTGATACTTGCAGTGCGGCGTCGCGAGCAGCCCGGTTCTGCAGCTGCAGGGCCGTGGTGCCGGACATCAACGAGCCGACGAACTGAAGATTGGTCCTGGCTGCTGCCTGCAGCGGAACAGTAAGCTTGCCGATGATGGCGCCGCCCATGACCGCCGAAGCAACAATCACAGCCTGCGCCATCAGGTCGAAGTCTTCGGTAACCTTTTCCGTAAAGGCGGCAATGCCCGTGGTGACGCCGATGGCTTTGTCCAGGTTACCAACAAATCGGACAGCTTCAGTCTCGAGTGCGGTAAACGACTCGCCGATCGTGGCTCGGGTCTTTTCGAACTGAGCGTCGATAACGGCGCCGCCGTTCAGAATAGCCTTAACGATACGGTCAGACGTGATCTCGCCTTCGCCACCCAGCTTTTTGAGGCCACCAATCGTGGTGTTGAACTCATCAGCCAAGGCGCGGGCAATCAGCGGCGCGTTCTCACGGATCGAGCGAAGTTCGTCACCTTGCAGGTTACCAGACGCCAAGGCCTGGCCAAGCTGGGTGATCGTTGAGATTTGTTCAGCAGTAGTTGCGCCACCGGCCTTAACCGCCTTGTTAACAAGTTCAGTTAGGCGTAGGCGTTGTTGATCGGTCGTATTCAGCTCTTTAGTAGAGCGTGTAATACGAGAATAGATGTCGGCTGTTTGCTCGTATTCAGTACGAGTATCGCGGGCCAACTGCACAAGTTGATTTTGCCGGGCGCCAAGAGACTCAATCTCGGTCCCGGCAGCAGCCATCTTGTTGCCGGTCTGCGTCCACGTATCTGCCAATAGGCGCGCTTCTTTTACGGCGGCGCCAACGGCAATGGCGGCAATCGCGCGACCGAGCACAGTCGACATGCGATTGCCAGCACTGCTAACTCGACGTTCCATGCGCTCAGCAGAAGCGCCCATCGAGTTCATATACCCTTCGTAATCTCGTCGGGCATTTCTCATCTTGGTGAGGTAGTTTCCAGTACGAGCCTCCAGCTCGACTGTAACTTTATCGGCTCTTTGTTCAGCCATTCCTACACCTGTATAGCGGGGTCCCCACGTGCTCTGAGAACCTCCAAGTCCTTGTAGTAGTCATCGGGGCTTGGAGGCGCGACCGTGACCTCTATGTTCGCCCTTATATTATGCTCTTCCACAACCGCTGTATACTGCCAGAGCGTCAACTCTTCAACTTCGGCAACGTTAAGGTTGAGGACTACTCCGTCTGCGTAGGCCTCGGCGAGGTTGAACCAGCGGGCTCTTGGGTCGTCGTCGTCGAGGCCTCCGCTTTTCCCTTTGACGTCTCAGGCAAAGCGTAGCCGTGTACGCAGACGCGGAGAATGCTCTGCGCAAGAGTCCAAAGGTCATCAAGCGGTCGGTCTTCACCGTATCGCTTAAAGAGCTTCAGCGCGAGTTCAGGGCTGACAACAAGCTCTTGCTCGTTGACTTCGCCCTTTCCGCCCCCGACCAAACCAAGTCGAACGACCTCATAGAGGTCCTCAATCCAGTAGTTGCCAAGCTCTACGCGGGCGTATATTTCACCCACGCCGGCCTTGCACTTTTCCTGGAGCTCGGCAATCTGCTTGAGTTTGAGTTTGAACAGATACCTGCCATCCCCAAACTCAAGCCAGACTTCGTTTACTCGATAGGCCCGGGGATCGGAACTTACGTCGCCGGGACCCAAACCACTTCGCCCGACGACTCGAGGGTGACCTCGACGTTCGTCAGTTCGCCGTCATTGCCGGTGATCTGGAAGTTGGTCAGCATGAACTGACCTTCCCAGTGGCCGCCGTGTTGCAGGGCCGGAACGGAGATTTCGAAACGGTAAGTGGCCGTCTCGTCTTCGTCGTAGGCGGCCTGGAACGACTCCAGAGAGGCCATGTTCAGCAGACCTGAACCAGAGATAGAGACGTAGCGGCCAGACTTGGCCAGTTCACGCCACGCCGGCGCATCGGGGTTATCACAGTCCGGAACGAAGGTTTCGTTCGTGTTGGTCTGGAAGTTGATCGACTTTGCGGTCAGACCGCAGTAAGACGAAAAGACTTCGGGGGAAGCACCATTGCCCTGCAGGAGCCGGACCTTGGTACCTTTAACGGTAACAGGCTTAGCCATTTCAGTCTCCAACGCCCGTCAGGGCAGAAAAGACAACAACATCATGCCAGTCGCTGGTTTCAGTGCCAGGCGAAATGCTGTTGGTTCGGACGTAAGATAGATCGAGGCACCAACCGTCGTCCAGTTCCAGTTGAGCATCGTCCAGTTCGACCTGAAGAGTCGAGCTGATTTGGATCACGTCGTCCGACGATGGGGATGACGTAAAGACATGTAGGCGGACTTCAATCCGACCGCCGCTGATGCATTGAGCATCGAAACCTTCGACTTCAAGTCGGGACATCGCAATATATGGCTTAGTGCGATTAGCCTGCACGCGCTCGCCATGAATACGATCTGCGGGAACCAGAGCGGTCAGAGCCGGTCTAGAGCGCAAATACGTAATCAAAGCTTCGCGAAGCTGAAGTCGAAGGTCTCTAGCCATGTTTAGGTCGCCGAGGCGGTGGCTCCTGCGGGCGTGGCAGTACCGGCCGCTGCGGCCGAGCCTGCGGGGGTGTCGGTTTCACCCAGCTCTTCGTTGCTGGGCATGCTGTTCTGGCCGTCGGCGCGGGGACGAACCGCTTGCTTGCCGTCAGTGCGATCGCCGGCCTTCGGGGCATGCTTCGACCGTTCACCACGTCCGGCATCTTCGGCCGCTTTGGCCGCAGCCTCCGGAATATTCAGATGCATGCCGGCTTTGTAGGCGACCGCCGAGCTCGGGTTCGGGCGGTAATCGAAGTCTTTACTGAACTTAAACCAAGGCATCATACGCCTCCTCTGTTTGCTTTATTAACTGCTGCCGCGATCAAACGACGAGCCTCGGGACGTTTCTTCTGAGCAGCGGGCCTCATGTAAGGTCGCTCCTCAACGGTATCAGTGCCAAACTCTAGCGGAACCGCTTTTTCAGAATCTGACGTAACTTTCGCACTCAGTCTTGACTCGTTTTTCTCGACTCGGATCGACTGATCAAGTTCATGAGTATCCGCGTTCGGAGGCTCACCTGGCAAGGACGCAACGTGGCCCGGTCCAGACACAGCTCCGTCGAGGATAGACTCGACCGCCTCTTGTTTGATGAGCTCGGCACCTTGGACAACGGCCTCCATGATCCCACGAGTCACCACACCTGAAGACAGTCGACGCAGCCTATCGCCGTGTAGCCTTGCTCCGTAAATCTTAACCAAGGAGTTCCGTTGCCCTCGCTATGTAGGCCGCGTTGACCGGGTCTTGCTTAATGGGCGCCTTAAGTTTCCAGCGCTGAGTTCGGCCTTCAACCGTTGTGGTTACCTCGTCATCGCCATCGAGCTCGATATTCTCACCGTTAGGGCCCTGGCCTTTAAGGTGATGTTGCAGGATGAGGAGTGCAGAATCGGTGGGTGAATAGTTCGGTTCTCCACGCATTTCCTCGGTTTGTTGCTCAATCAGAGCATATACCGGGTAATCCACCTTAATGGTATTAAAGCCGCCCTTCCCGTTGTCAAGGAGGGTGGTCTTGTGGAGCACGCTCTCAAACAGAAAGGCCTCAAAGACCTCGCCAAAGAGCTGTTGGAAGCCGTCGAGAGTGCTCATCAGACCACCAAGATAGCTGGGAAGTTAACGCGCATCAGCGCCAGGAAACGTGTGCCATACGACGTGGAGCTGAGCTCACCAGCGCGAATAGGATCGCGGCTATAAAACCCGTCTTTGGCCAGCGTAACACTAAGCGATGAGATTTTGATCTGTGAAATGCCTGCGGCGGCCAGTCCCGAGAACTTGGCTTCGCGGCTAGAACCTTGCCCTGCAAGGGTAAGCACGTGTGCGGCATACAACATGCGCGCTACCTGAAAATCTGCCTCGCGCCACGTTTTATCGACGCGCGTAGCCGCTTCGTCCAGCGCTGCCTGCACGATAGAAGCTTCGACATCCTTAAACTCAGGATACCGAGTCTTCATTTCGTCTACAGTAGGCGCAACGTATGGCACGAGGCAGTTTCCATGTCTTTAAGCCGAAGTGGCTTATTCGGTCGTTTGGTCCGAAACAGTTTCGTCAGCGGAAGCCGGAGCTTCTTCGACGGTTTCGTCTTCAGCCGGAGCTTCTTCGGACGGGTCAGAGGCCGTCTTCTTGATGATGCCTTGCTCTTCAGCGTAAGCATCGGCTTCAGCTTCGGTCATGGCGCCGGTGATGCGTTCTTCACCGTTCATGCCGTACCAACGGCCAAAGCCCCGGTGCTCGATATGGGTCGGACGTTCAGCAGCCGCAGCCGCCGAGTCGTCGCCCAGCTCGCCGTCAGTCGAATCAGGACCGGTTTGGTCGTCGTCGTCACCTTCGTTGTCATCAGGCTCTTCAACCTGATTAATCGGCATGATGTCGCCGAACGAACGAGGCGCCGGTTGCGAAGTATCACCGCCCAGGTCGTTGAAGTCTTCAGGAGTCAGTTCCGGTTCCGGATCGGGCTCCGAAAGAGCGAAATGACCGAGGTCGACGTAAGGACGGATGGCCTTGTAGTCGTTTTCGGTCAGAGAAACGGTCTTCGACTCGTTTTTCGCCAGCGTATGACCGCCGTTCGAGGTGTAGATGGTGCGCGGTCCAGGGGCATTGTTGGTGACCTTGATCCGCTCGGCACGTTCGGCCATTGTGGCCTCCCTTTTCTGTGAAACTAAGACTGACTCCCGTTTCCAGGAGCCAGTCTATGTTCGAGCCTTAGATGCCGTCGAGGTAGCGGACGGCGGCCTTACGACGCACTTCAGTGCCACCCAGGCGGAAGATGCCCGGGACCTTGAAGATGATCGAGCCCGGGACGTTCGCGGCCGGCAGGAACCGGTGCGGCATCGGCAGGTGCATCTTCACGACCGACTTGTCGTAGCGGTAGGCGATCATGCGCTGAGTGCCGCCGACGCCCGCGGTTTCCAGGCCGAGCACCGCGTAGATGCGGAGCGGACGACCGGTGGTCACCGTCAGAACGTTCGTGCGCAGCAGCCAGCTCAGGATCGTCTCGTCGGAGGTTTCCGAACGAGGCGTCGTCGCCAGGTAGTTGTAGCGCTCGAGCGACATCAGCAGCGTGTCAGCGACTTCGATGCGACGGGTGTCGACATAAATGCCGCCGATGAGGGCGTTGATGTCCCGAATGACCTTGTTCGAGTCCTTCGACGGGAAGGTGGTCGAGCCGGCATCGCCGTCGGCCGGGGCAGTACCCGCGGTAACCGTGGCGTTGTTCAGCAGACCAGCCCAGCCCTTTTCGGCCGAACCATAAAGAGCCACGTCGTCGACGAACTCTTCGTAGGCGCGGAGCGCGGCCGCAGCCTTGTCCGAACCCAGGTCAATGCCCAGGCGACGGGCCTGAGCGATTTCTTCGAGCGTATATTCATAGCCGATGGCCGCCATCTCAATGGCAACTTCGCCTTCCGAACGGTTGACGTCGGCGTAAGGCACGTCTTGAGCCTTGTGGTGGAACCACTCGGCCTTACCGACCTTATCGGTCGAGTAATAGGTGACGGACTTCGCCCACTCATCCAGGCCGGTGTCGACCGGAACGAGTTCAGGGTATTGCACGTCAGCATACGGTGTTTCGTACACTTCCGCTTCAATTGCGGCAGCCTGCTGACGCAGGAAACCGAGGGCTTGCTGGGCGTCGAACAGATCGACGTCCTGGAGATTCAGGGCTCCGAACATATCGTCCTGTCCTTATCGGCTCAGCGAGATACGAACCAGGGCGCCCGGAGCCGCCGTGGTGTCGAAAGTCGCTGCGTTGGCGCGGAAGTTAGCCGCGTCATCGTCGTTGGTGAATGCGCCGGCCGGGGTGATATACACCGGATCGCGCGGTTTGACGGCAGCAGCGCCGTTGACCACCCAGATGGTGCCACCGTTGCGGACGCCGGCGTTTTCACCCTTGATGTAGGTGTCGACGTTCGGGGCCTTGTGGACCAGGGTGATGTCCGCGGCAGTGATGCCGACGAACTTGGCCGACGGGGTCTTGGTGATACCCTTGTCGCCGGTGCCTTGGAAAACGGCCACGCCGAAGCCGATGCCGCCAGCATCTTCAACGATGCCGGTGACGCCATCGCCAGGGCGGCTGTTTCCGATCATGCCCGCGTAGGCACGACCAATGCGGTTGTCGTAAGCTGCCATGGCTTAGTGACCTTGTTGAGACGGGTCGCGGCGACCGGTCTGCAGGCGCTGAAGATAGGCAGCACGGCCTTGCGGCGCGCCACGGCTATCGCGCAGAGTGCGCACACCGCGGTCTTCGTGTTGCCGGCGAAGATCGCCCAGGCTGTCGCTGACTTCCCGGCGGATCGTGTCGTCGCCCTTGGCCGCTTGGGCCTTGACGGTGACGAACAGACCCTTCAGGTAGTCTTCGTTGCGGTCCTTGACGGCCTCGACACCGTAGACCTTGGTCAGAGCATCCGTCATCAGCTGGATGTTCGTCTTGCCGGTCGGTTGGTAGTCGGCGCCCATGATCTTGCTCACGGAAGCGATCAAATCGCCTCGTTCCGTGGCGCGCGTATCAAGAGCGGCGTCGCTGAGCTGAGCCGTCAGACCGGCGATTTCGCCGTCCTTGGCTGCCAAAGCTGCAGCATGTTCGGTGGTGGCCGTAGCCAGCGCCGTTTCAGCAGTTTCAGCTTTGGTTTTGGCATCGGCCAGCTGCGCCTGCAGCTTGTCGATCACCTGCGCGCCGTGTTCGGTCGTCTGAATGGTCAGACCGTCCACGATACGCGGTACGAGCTGAGGGCTCGCTTGCCCGCCAGTGCTCATGTCGTTCTCGCCTCCATGGCAGTTACAGGGAGCTTCGTTGGTTCCTGCCGAGCATTCTTCACACATTTCTGCGTCAAGAATCCGACAGGCTCCACCACATCGTCCCGCTCCCACAAGAGCGATATGGTTACCTCGAATATTCTTTTTGAAACCGTCATACGGCTGGCCTTTCCAGGTGCCAGGCGTCAGATCGATCTCGCAAGCATATCCATCAGAAAGTTCGGCCTTACCGTTTTCAATCTTCGCGATGGCTGCGGCGTCCTGAATCAGGATTTCTCCGCCAGTATGCTCATCATCGACCTTGACACGTTTTCCGACGGCCGTGCCGATGACATACTTGCGCGAGTTTGCCGCAGTTACGTTCTCGTTCGGATGATCGTCCGTAATCGGAGCGTTCTCGAAAGAGTCCAAACTGTCTTGGGCGAAAACCTCCTCCGAAGGCCGGAATATCCTAAGAATATCACCAGGAGGGCGCCCTTGTAAACCTAACTCTTTGGCCGTGTATCTTTGGATGCCAACCTTGGAAAACACAGCCTTGACTCTCAGAAAGCCACGGCTATCGAGAACCTTGGTAGAGATGGTTGCCTTGTCGTTAAGGATTACGTTATGCATCCTTGTTTCCTCCGGTTTCAGCTTGCTCGACAGGCTGCTTGGGGTTTTGTTGAGGATCAGTCGGCTGAACTTCCGCCTTAGGAGGCTGAACGACGACCTTGTTTCCGGCTTTTTCGAAAGCATCTTCAAATCCTGGGAACTGGGCGTCCTCGATCAGTTGGTTGGCCTGGGCGGTGCCCAGAGCTTCATCGGGGATCAGGCCTGTATCCTTGATGGTCTTGATGGTGTCGGCCTTAGACTTGGCAACTTCCGCCGACTCCTTAGCCGTCATCTGCCACAGCGGCGTCCACATATAGAACACGTCGCGCGGCGAGCGACCCATGGCCGACCGTTGGATCATCTCGTCGAGCGGAGCAATCGCCGGTGTGATTTCCGACTTCTGTTCCGACTTGACGCGGTCGTAGTACATGCGCTCTTCGGTGTCGCCGGTCGCGTTAAGGCCTTGCGGTGACAAACCAACAATGCGCGTTGCCGGGATGTCTGCAGCGCCTGCAGCGATTTGCAGGTAAAGCTTCAGAACGTCCGGGAGCTGCGTAAAGTTGATTTGTTTGCGTTCCCAGAGCTCCTCGGTATCGAGGATCAGGGTGTTATTCGACGATTTTGCCATCGCGGCAAACTGGAAGCGCTGCGTCAGTCGGTTAGTATATTCTTCCGATGACAGGTGCTCCATCAGGTTCGGAATGCGAACAACGTCGAGTTTGGCTTCCTGAACCAGCCCGGCCACGCCGGCCTGAGCAACCGAGGCGTGCATCACCGCGTCGTTGACGACCTGCAGGACAGAGTCAGACCAGAACTCGCTGCTTCCACGAGACAGAGTGCTGCGCGGAACTCGGTTACCGTAGAACTTGATCACGCGCGAAGGGTGGACGCGCGGATAACGAACACGGCCGCGAACTTGGGAGCTCGTCAGATGTAGTTCCCAGTATTCCGGCTCCATGAACCAGGGCGAGAACAGGTCGACGTCAAGACCCACAGCGTGGAGGTCATAGCGAGAGACTGGAAGGAGATACTTCAGACCACCCCTAGTCACCATCTTGGGGTCCAGGGGCTCCTCCGGGTGGCCGGGACCACCCACTATCAATGCCCCTCCCCCGTAGAGCCTCCCCAAAATGCGAGCGGCCTGGAGGTGGTTCCAGAAGTTCAGTCGAGTTTCTTCGGCCTCGATCTTTTCGATCGTGTCCTTGTTAGCCTGCCAATCGCGACCTTGACGGACAGAGTCTTTGGCAGGGAGCTCAACGACTTTGCGCGCGATCCAATCGCCGCGGTAAGCGTTCTCGAGCTCCATCTGGTCGAGTTCGCTGAAGACGTGCCGGTTAAAGGTGTTCTTGTCATTGCTCCCGCCAAGGCCGGTGACCAGGTTAACCATGGAGTCGACCGTACGAGGCACGAACTGAACAACTTCGCCGATTTTCTCAGCGATGCTCTTTTTCGGCATGTTCGGCACGACGTCTTTGTATTGCGTAGTCATGATACGTTCGCCAGAGTATAGGAGGAGCCTGTGAGCAGCAGCTCAGTGAAACCCCAGATTGCCGAGTCGGCGCGGTCAGGAGATTTACCGCCCTCGTATCCCGACGACGAGAAGTTGCAGAGTTGTTCTTCCAAGTCAGGGAAGTATCCGACGTGGAAGATTTTACCGATGGGCTGTTCCTTAACAGGCTTCATCGGGTCGCCATACAGCAGTGCGACAGGTTCAGCGCGTTGTGCCTTGCCTCGCGTCGCCGTGATGATCTTCACGGGGGCGGCAGGCCAATGCGCCTTGATTGTTGCTTCAACCATCGCGCCGCCGTAGTTCCGTTCAGCGATGATAACGTCGGCGCCATACTTGTCGTAGAGCTGCTTAGCTTTGATAGCCCACTGTTTCGGGCTATATCGTCCAGATGCGTCTTCAAGCAGATAACCACGCTTCTGGTGGTCCTTCGCTGTGACCGTGATGCCGATTTCGTCCGAGCGATAGTCGTCAGGTCCTTCGCAGCCAGAGGGGTCGATATTTACCGAGATACGTTGCAGGAACGGAACCTGCTCCACCTTGCGGCGATGCCGGTCAATCAGGTCCTGTGTCCACAGGGCGTTGTCCACCTGAGCCAGGAACTTGCCCTCAAGGAAGCGCTGACGATCCTTGACGGGAAGCGCCTCCAGAGTCTCCAGATACTCCTCAGGCAAGTTGTCCATGTTATGGGACGGGTTCATATGCAGGTTGACGTACAGGTCGGGGTTCTTCAGAGCCTCGCCTGATTTCGGTTCAACCAGTTTGATGAACAGACGGTAAATCCAGTGACCGACGGTCGGTGGGTTACAGTCGTAGTATGCTTTAAGGGGTAGGTAGACTGGGTTATTCGGGTCGGCGCCAGCAGGCTGCTGATCGAGCGGGCACTTCTGAGCCAGACGCGTCATTGCCTTGTTGCGCGCGTCGTAGCCGATCTGCGAGCACTCATTCAGATAGATCGTCGCATGTTCCTGACCCAGAATCTTTTCGGTGCGATCCTTGTCGTCCAGACCACCGAACCAGATTTTGGAGCCGTTGGCGAACTCGGCGAACCAGTCAGTCTTATCCATGCGGTACTTCACACCAGGGAAGCACTTTGCCATGACGTCCGGAAACGTCTGCGCAATGATCGACGACTTGATGTGGTTGAAGCGGAAGCGCAGGATGACGTGAGAGCTGTTCGAGGCCTTCATGGCGCGAACACAGACGGCGCGGACCAGCAGCCACGTTTTGCCAGACCGTGAACCACCATACAGCAAGATGTGCCGCGCGGACGATCCGAGCAGCTTATTCCCCTCACCCTGACGAGCCGTAAGCTTGACCGCCATCCTACTTGCCGATATCCCTATTCGCGATTAGAAGCCCTACGATGCAGACGATGATGACGACCGCGCCAATTATCCAGGGCAAGAAAAAGACGAAGTGGCTGTTCTCAGTTGCCATGACATCACAGGTCTTCGTCGGTCTGCGTAAAGGTGACGTTGAAGGTTCCGCCACCCAACGCTCCGAAGTTCGCATACCGACCAGGGTTGCGCGCCTTCAGAAGGAACATGATCATCTTCTCGGAACCCGCCATCGCGATATCCATGCCGCGATCTTCCAGCGCCTCCGTCCCGATATCGAACGCAGCCTTCCAGTCCTCGGCGAACTGCGGATGCTCATCAGCCCACGTGTAGAAGGTCTTCCGCGCGGGAACTGCCCTGCCATACGACGGGTGCGGCCCCTCGATAGTCTCGCGCTTTAAGTTGATGTGGCTTTCAGGGTTCGTCGCCCATTCCTTCATCATCTTCACTGCGCCGTCAACAGTCCAGGCGTTGCAGAGCAGCTCGATGAAGTCCTGCATCAGGGACTCCTTGTCCTCCGGGGCATACCCCAGCTTCCGCGTGTTGTTTGCGGAACCAGTGCCAACGTAACGTTCAGAGCCCATAGCGGAATATCAAACCAAGTGAGTGACAATAGAGACAAAGTAATATACGAATGGATGCAAAGATACAGTGAAAGGTGTTGAATGCCTAGGCAATCCTAACCCACGTATTTCCCGGTCCCTGTCGCATAATCCATTCGTATGGGAGAGTTTGCCAAGCCTTAACTCTCAGGTGTCTGTTATCAAGGACGTAAGTTCCCTCGGTCGTATCGACAGTAAGGACCGCGTGACCCGCGCCTGTCTCATCTCGGACGACGGCAAGGCTCAGGGAGTCTAGCGGCCAGCCAAGTTCGAGAAGCTTCTTGCGCTTTGCCAAGGCGTAGTCTTCACAATCGCCCTCCCCATTTGCGACGGTCCAAAAGTCGACCTGACCATAAAGGTCTGAGTCTTCTCGATACTTCGTGTCCCGATTAACCCGCGTGTTGACTTCGGTGAGCTGCTTAAAGAGCTTGGGAGTTAGCTGTAGCACGACGGATCACCGGGATTGCGATTGCAGTACTCGACCCATTGGGGAGGAGGCGCGACTTCGGGACCGTTCGGCATGGGCGTCGATGGAGGGATCGCAACGCAGGAGGCCAAGAACAAGGCCGATGTGAAGATGGCAAGGTATCTCATGGTCGTGGCCCTGGGCTAGGATTCACCCATTATGGCACGAATGGGTCGAGGAGTATACGACCAGGAGTGGATGGCTTGGCATCCGGATATTTTGGCCCGCTATATTTTTCGGGGTGCGTGAGGAAAGGAGTATATGTGCGAGGGTTGCGGAGATAGGGTCAGGTGGTGTGACACATGTTTTTTGGGATTATCGCGTTGGGTGGCCGGCCGCGTCAGTCAAGGCCGAAAATATATTCGACCAAAACTGATAATCGCTCTCACATACCCAAGATCGGAACCGTCTCGACTGAATAATCGAAATGCACACCTTCAAGCATATCGCTATCTTCATACACTTCGTAAACCGTCGCATACACCAGGTTTCTAATCGCTTCTTCGCTTGCTTCTTCGCGCACGGCGATAACGATGTCTTCTTCGTGCGGCATGGTGATGTTAACGATGTGAACTTGCATGTCTCGTCTCCTTGTTGATGAGACCATACTACTGCGCACTGCACTGCACGTACACAGCAGAAAGATTACGGTTTCGTAATCCTTCTGCCTATGTACATACGCATTGGTTCGTGTTAGTTCGCGAGTCGGAGACCGAGGGTTTCCATCACGCGACGGTAGTAAGCGAAAAGCGCTGCAGGTTCAATCTTTGAAGCCAACTTGCCGCTGTTGATCGCGCCTCCGCAGATTTCTCCACCACGCATGGCATCATCTGCAGTGGTAATGCCCTCCTCTTCCATGTAGGACATCATCAGACGCACTTGATTAGGTGCGGCTTTGAATGCCTTTTCGTAATCAGCGGTTTTCTTCACGTCCAAGTCGTAATAGTAGAGTTTCGCCTTGAACGGTTGATTACCAGAGAGGTTCTTACCCGTGCGAAGAACCTTACCATCTTCACCACGTTCTGCAGAGGAAACCTTGCGCTTCTTCACATCCTTGACGATATCCGCCAAAGCAGCATTTTCACCTGCAGCATCGAGAAGAGCCGTGCCTTCTTCTTCAGTCAACTCGACGACTTCCTTCTTGGCACGCGGCTTACGCGCGGGTTTCGTCTTAGCGATGACTTCTTCAGCCATACGCGCAGCGGTTTGTTCGATTTGCTTCTTAGTAGCCATGTTAATCTCTCCACGTTTTGTAGGATGTTCATTCATCCGATAGATGCATCCTACATTGTTCGCTTCGCGCGTACACACTTATTTTATTACGGTTTCGTAATAATTCAGCGTGTTTACATGGAGAACAATCCGTGGTACGCGCGCGTGCACACGTTCATATACTACCGTTCGCCGAGCTTCCAATCACCAAGCAAATCGCCGAACCAAGCAAATCATTCAGCGCCAATCCTGCCTGCAGAAAGCTGCTGGGACTTTCGCGTCAAAGCCGCTGGGACTTTGCGCCGGTATGCCGCTGGGACTTTCTGTCTACGTCAAAGCCGCTGGGACTTCGGTCAACTCGCCAGTCTGCTGGAACCGCCAGCCCTCTTGGTGCAGCGTGGTCGGCGGCTCGTCGCCAGTCACGTTCCAGGCCCAGGCTTCCCACAGCTCGCCGTCTTCGGCCAAGACGTAGTACATACCAGACGCTTTGAGCGCGCGCCAAGACTTGACGACCTTGCTCATTGCACGATCACCAGCTCGTGGACGTCGATGGCGTCGCACTGGCTGAACTCGTCTTCGTCCAAGCCGATCATGATCTTGTTGGGTCCGGCCGCGCCCTCGCAGCCTTGGCCAACGAGCACGGTCATAATCTGCGGGGTACCAGTCGCCTGGCCCAGTGTGATGGGTGCGGCTTCCAAGGCGTCGATGCGCCGATCCAGCGCCACGGTGACCACGAACAGGCTCACGACGAAGATCGCCAAGACGAGGGTTACGTATTTCATGAGGGTCTCTCCACGTTATGAGAAGAATGTATCACGAAACGAGAGTCTCGTAATATGGCACGAGTTGGCGGGGCCGAGATACTGGCGGCTGGCGGCGTGAGGCGAGGACTGGCGGCGTGAGGCGAGGACTGGCAGGACCTGGCGGCGAGGGGTTGGCGGCGGGCGGCGGCGGGCGGCGAGGATCGAGCATAAAGGGGATGTGAAGTCGATTTTTGGACCATAGAGCCTTTCTTCACGGCCCATTCCTCGCTATTCATTCCCTGAACCTCCTTGTTCTTATTTTGCGGTCTCCTTTCCTCTCTTATCAATCCATTATTCTCTCTATATATCTTAGTGTCCTAGTATTTATAATAAAGAAACAATCTAATATATATGCTCAGTCAACCCCTCGTTCAATCCACCACATAACATCGTCCTCGTAGTGTCTACGTTGTCCTAGTTGTCCTAGTTCACTTTTAGTTTTGGCAAAAATGCCCTAGGGTTTTTTGTGGCCCAAAACTAGGACTTTTGTGTCACCACGATTTACTTTTGTTGTCCACGTCACTATTCTAATAGTGTCCATGCCTACTGGTCATGCCGCAAATAAACTAGGACACTTGAGTCATGACTGGGACACCATGTTTCAGAAAGTCAATAACCATCATCCCGGGGTGTCTTCACCAAGTATAAGGCAACCCCGACAAAAAATCAAAGCAACCACGACCCCCAAAGTCAATAATCATGTGAAAAATGACCCAATCTCATAGAATCTTCAACCCTACGCGCCTAGAAAACCGCCCTGTGCCTACTCGAGGGTGGCAAACAGTATTCAACAAGGAATGTCCTGGCGGAGACCCGCGGGAAGCCCCTGAGAAGATGCTGTGTCGCACCCCTTCCGAGTTCAATCTGCTGGGCCGCATGTATGATAAGCAGATCATTCGGCGACTGGATACCTCGGGCACCCCGTCATTCCTCGGGACACAGCAGTCCTATCTCAATATGCTGCGTGACCGTGGCCTGGTAGAGAATATCGTGCGCCAACGCAATCGATACCAGCTCACCATCCTGGGAATACGCTGCTATGAGCTAACTTACTGGGTCGATCAATATAAACGCCGGGCGAAGGCCGCGCAGTCCCTCGAAGCCGCCCATGCAGTCTTTACGCACCAAGAAGACACGGACAGTGACTGGGTGAATCCGAAGCCAGTTTCAGAGCCCAACGCCTTGGCTCCTCGCAACAAGGACAGCGACCTGCCTCCCGGCGTCTATCCTCCGCTGCCCTAACACCTGACCTACCACACACTACAAGGCGCTGGCGGACTCACGTCTACCAGCGCCTTTATTATATCACGAAATGGCTTGGTTACTTCGGGTTGCGATACCCGTCGATCAGATATTCCATGACACGCTCTGGGTCGAGTTGATAGTAAAGCAGGACGCCGCGAATGGTCGCAGGTTCGGCAAGCGTGACCAATTGGTATCGTTCTGTCTTGACTTCCTGAAAGTCACTATCGCTGGCGACCAAGGGGCCGACTTCGCGGGACCGTGGAACTAGATAAATACCGTGCTGGCGGATATGGTCAGCTTCAACGCGACGCCCATCACCTGACCCTCCTACCAGGAGCCAAGTGTTTGAGGTTCCGTTCATGTCGGTCATAGCAATCTCCTTGGTTACTTCGACTTCTTACCATACCGTTTATACGCCGCCAACTCCTGCTCGAGTGCCGCGACGCGCTCCCTCTCGGTGATCAGGTCGCGGGCGAGCGCCAGAGCCAGGTTACTGATATTAGGGACCCATGGTTCGCCGCGCCTGAGTGCGGTCACGAGGCCGTCGTCGTAAAAGATCACGGTATATTTGCCATCGCCGCAAGATACGCGATCGGTTTCCTTCGTGCGCTTGACCTCGATCATCTCATCGCTCTCCATCGGTTGTTGAATCCATATCGCCAGGTCACTCTCTCCGCCTCGCCGAGCGAATGGTAGATGACCTGATCATTGACCTCACCCGCCTTTATGATGGCGGCACGGCGTCTTGTCGCATTGCTCGCGCAGGTGCAGGCGACTCCTATGCTGTTCGGGTATCTCGTGACTTGGCAGCTTTCGTCATGAGGCTCGTTAGGGTCGCGGGACACGAGGTAGTTGTTCCAGCGCCGCTCGATAATGCTGGCCATCTGCGTGAGGAGCTTTTGCTTCGCCTCCTCGAGGAGAAAGTAAGCGTCATGATCAGATTCCTTGGTCATCAGACTCTCCTGCTCTTTCCTTGTGCGTAGCCTTTCTTATAGGCCTCCTGCTCTTTAAGAGCTTTGCCTACGTGGCTTTGTTCAGGATAACCATGAAAGCCGTCCAAAATACCTGCGCGTAAAGCTCGTGCCTCATAACTCACATCAACGGCCACCAAACAAGGAACATAGTGCTTGGACATCACCGATACTCGTTTACAGAATGCGTGGGCTCTTGGCCTTCGTCGACCAGACTGATGGTTACAGAGCTGGTCGCAAGATACCTGCCCTTCTTGTTCTCGGCCACGCGCATTGCCATCGCAGTCAAGGCCATGGCCTCAATGAGGCTGACGGCTTCGATAACCGCGCTGGAAACCTGCGGAAGCGGGCCTCCATCGGGGTTAGTGCGGGTAACACGAAACTTCTTCATCAGATACCTTTCCATTCGTAGGTTTCAACGCAGTCCCAATCGGGCGCCCTCCACACGTAGACACTATCCTCGTCCTCCCGGAGCCACTCGCCGACGTTAGGGTTCCAAAAGCGGTTGTCCTCCCGCGCCTTAATCTGGGCTAACACCTCGTCAGGGATAGGTGCGGGTCGCTTCCAACCAATACGAATGCGATCAAGGAGAGGTCCGATGACTTGGATCACTACGGCGCGTTCGGCGCACCAATCATCTCGCTGGGCAAAGCGGAGCTTGGTGATCAAGCCCTCGCAAGCGTCGGCGGCGCGATCGACCTGCAACTTGTTCGCCAGAAGGTAGCAATGCGCTCCCTCAGGAACGCCCTCATACACCGC